AAGAAACTGGAACGTTTTAGTTCCTTTATATTAAATGAATATAAGTGTACCCGAAAGGTTTGGGTGTATGATTTACATGTAAAAGGGAACGATAAACATGATGGAGGTTCCTATTATTTTGGCGATAGTGAAATGGAAATAGGAACTAAAATAGGAAGACGTTCCTTAAAGAATAAGAGGAAATGGTTCCTAGGAACTTATTTGCATGAATTATGTCATTTTATTCAAGATAACATTGATAATGTTTCTGGTAGGAAAATAGCTTATAGTGAAAAGGATGTAGAAGAATGTAATGATAATTATTACAAAAATAAATTAGAGATACAGGCTAGAGAGTTTGAAGATAAATATACTAAAATTTATCTTGAATTATTTCATAATTGATTGCTTTATATACTCTATATCTCTTTTTATTTCAGCAATACTCTTTTCAAGTTCAATTATATTTTTCTGAGTAATAATTTTACCGTCGTCGGTAATGAAATTAGATAATAATATTTCTAATTTTAAAATTAATGGCTCAATAGTATCAATATCATTTTTATTTTGACCGATCATGAACCGTAATGTTTGAGCTTCTTTTTCTAAACTTTCAATTTTTAAAATTATTAACTCTTTATCTTTACCATACACTTCATTACTAACGTATTGATTATTCAACCAAAGAGCTGCTGATGCTCCTAAAGCTGCTAGTAATAAAGTAGCAAAATTAAAATTATCCAAGACATTCTTAAGAAAGTTTGCATTTATACTCATTACTATTATTTATGTTTATTAAATATTTTTTATGAGTGATCAAGATAAAATTTATAATCTTTATGAAAGTTTAAATCAAAGTGCAATTGCAATTGATCAACAAAGAAAAGATTCATACAAATATGCACCGAAGCAAGGTAAACAGAGTTATTTAAAATATGGTATACCAACAACGACAGCTGCTAAAGTAAATGGTTCTCCTTTTATACCAGATGGTTTATCTGATGAAGAGGTATTGATCAAAGGTTTTGGTAAAATGGAAAAAAATCAAGTAGATAGAATGCTTCAAAATGTAAAAATAGATATCATTGATTTAATAGATAAAAACGTTGCAGGTCAAATACTTAACAGTAAAATAGATTTATATAAATCTTTAATAGAAATAATGGATAATTAGGAATTATGATATATAATCATGATATGGATGGCAATGTAAAGATTTCATGGAATGATTTTGATTTTTTAGTTGACAGATTGACCGAACGTGTCACTTACAAAGGTTTAGAGTTTGATACTATTTTAGGTATTGGTAGAGGTGGTTTGATAGCAGCAACTGCTTTAAGTTATAAATTAGATGTAAAAAACTTACAAAACTTTGGTCTCAATACAAGACATAGTGATCAGGTAGTTTTATATCAAAAGCCTAATGTATTTGGTAAAGTTTTAGTAGTAGATGATATCAATGATAGTGGACGTACATTTACTATAGCAAAAAAGTACTTAGACGAAAATTATAGTGAGATTGACTCTGTAAAATATGCTAGTCTTATCTTAAGAAATAAGACTTCTTTTAGGCATGAAATATTATATGGTAATGAATTCTTTATAGACAATTGGTTTACCTTTCCTTGGGATAAATAATTAAGTGAAGAGTAGACCATTTTATTTCGAAATTAAAGATATGCTTACGCAGTTTGTTGCTGCGTTTGATGACATCGTTATAGGACGGTTTAATAAAAATAGAGAAGAAAAAGATAGAATACAAGTTAGATATATCTATGCACCTAAACAAAGAGTTTTATATGATATTGTTAATGAAAATAAAACTTTAACATTACCTGCAGTAGCCGTCAACGTTACAAGTGTAAGTAGAGATGAAAGTAGAGTTTTTAATAAGTTAGACGGTTTTTATTATCAAGGTAATATAGGTGAAGAAACGGTTTCTAGACACTTAAAATCTCCTGTACCGGTAAATATTAATTTGTCAGTATCTATTATATCTAGATACCAGACAGATATGGATCAAATTTTAAGTAATTTTGTACCATTCTGTAATCCATATGTCGTCGTATCGTGGAAAGTGCCTGAAGATTTTCAATTAAGTGTTGATCAAGAAATAAGAAGTGAGGTATTATGGAATGGTGATATAAGTTTAAATTACCCTACCGATGTTAATGCAAGTCAAAAAGCAAGAGTTACAGCAGATACATCATTTACTATTAAAGGTTGGCTGTTTAAAGATACTGATAACCCTTCTGGTAACATTTTCTACATAGATCAAAATTTTTATCAAGAAACACAGTTAGAAAATTATGATAATTATGAATCGTTATCAGGTAATTCATATACATATCCAGCATCATCTGGTTTATCTGATAGAGTTGAATCATTTACATTATCTGGCCAACCACAAATAACAGGATTATTTTATAATGGTGTTTTGTTACAAGATGATTTAAAAATAACATCGGAAACAATATCAGCTAATATGATTTTAAACGGTAGCATGTTTAATCATACAACAAATTTAATATTAAGTTCTAATGATACCACCTTTTTACAAAATTTAACATCAATTCAATTTCAAAGGCAAACGCCTATAAGTGGTTCTCTTTTGGATTTTAATATTTTTAATGACAATATTATAACATTTGATTTAAATGTAACACCATTTATAGATAATACAAAATTAGTTTTTATACCGTATAATAAAGCTGGTTATGATTTATCTAGTTTATCTTATCTTAATGTTTTGAGTGGTAAGGGCAATCCATCAACTTTTATTATACTTTTATGTTCATATGATTCATTTATTTCAGATGAAGATGAAGATAATGTAATATCAGATGAAAATTATAACCCATTCGGTACATAATACTTTAACTAAATTTGAAACTTAATAAATAATTATAATGGCTGACCAACAAAATAATTCAGGGACTTCAGGGTTTTTTAAAAATATAGTTAATAAACTTCCGTATCAGTCTGTAGATTTTAATAAAGTGCTTCAAGATTTGAATCCTAAGTATGATACTTTTCAAGACGTTGGGATGAGAAGAGTTGAAGCATTAGCTAAAAATTCTATTTTTTATAATAATGAATTTAATAATACAGGTGCAGGGCAAGTTAGTGTAGATGGTAATTATAGCTCATTAGTATATGCTAATATAGAAGAAAATAAAGGTGGTAGATTGCGAGATTATCGCATTATGGCTGCATTTTCTGAAATTAGTGATGCGTTAGATGAAATATGTGATGAGTGTATCAATAAAGATGAAGATGGTAATATTGTAAATCTTACTTTTAGAAATAGTGATTTAGATGATGTAAAGAAAAATGAAGTTCAAGAAGAGTTTGAAAAGTATATAGACTATTTTCAATTAGATAAAAAAGGCTTTGAAGTATTTAGACAGCTTTTAATTGAAGGTGAAGTCTATTTCGAACATATTATTCATAAAGGTTATACAGAGGATGGTATTTTAGGTGCTGTTATATTACCTTCTGATTTAATTGACCCAATTTACGATAATATTCAAAATATGATCATTAAAGGTTATATTTTACGTAAACCAATATTTGATCCTAATAAACCAGAGAAGATTGAAAAGTTTGATTTCATTCCTATGGATGAAAATCAAATATCTTACGTTAATTCTGGTATTTGGAATCAAGATAAAACATTCAGATTACCTTTTATAGAGAATGCAAGAAGAGCATATAGACAATTATCATTAGTTGAAGATGCTATTGTTATTTATCGATTAGTTAGAGCACCTGAACGTCTAGTTTTTAACGTTGATGTTGGTAATATGGCTCCACCAAAAGCAGAAGCTTATCTTAGAAAGCTAATTCAAGAGTATTGGAGCAAGAAAACGTTTGATGTTAATCAATCTGGTCAAGTTCAGAAGTTTAACCCTCAATCAATGCTTGATTCATTTTGGTTTGCTAAAAGAGCTGGTTCAGAAGGTACATCGGTTACACAGCTAGCTGGTGGTGCTAACTTAGGTGAGTTAGCTGATTTAATGTATTTTGTTAATAAACTTTATAAAGCATTAAAAGTACCTCTTAATAGATTAAACCCTGATAGTCAATTTTCTGATGGTAATGAAATATTAAGGGAAGAATTAAAGTTTGCTAAATTCATTATAAGATTGCAACAGCAATTTGCCACTGGTCTTAAAAATGGTTTTGTAACACACCTCAAACTGAAAAAAATGTATGAAGAGTATGATCTTAAAGCTCAAAACTTACATTTAGAGTTTAACGTACCGACTAATTTCTATGAATTAAGAGAGAGTCAAAAGCTTGAACTTAAAGCTACTAACTTTAACAATTTAGCGTCTAATGAATCCATATCTAATAC